CTTTTGGAGTCAGTCGAAAGTCAAAAACAAACATGTTGAAAATGTTTATGCGAGGTTTGCGAGGTCTGTGCAAGGTTCTCTTTAGGGATATACTTTTATGGGGGGTTCTACTTCCAGATGTCTATCGCCCCCCATAAAAAAATGCCAGTTTGTCAAAAAAATGACGCCAAGTGCCGCCAAGGTGCCGCCAAAACGCCAGATCATCACTTTTTGCACTTCCCCTATTTCGGGGACACTTTTTACCTCATAACCCCAACATGGCCTATGGAAGTCGTCGCCGTACTCGAGGTCGCCGTCCTCGTCGTCGGACTTTTAAAAGTCGTCTTCGAAGCCGTGTTAGGTCTCGTGTTTCCAAAAGGAAGAGTCGCGTCAAGCGCTACGCAACGAACCTCCAATCGTCCACATACGTCCCGCGATCGCGTATCGTAGTCATTCACGACCAACGTAGCTACATAGCAGATGATACAGGATACAATCCCGACGGAGATGATCCTCCTGTTGGCGACCGTGTTCCGATTGCAATGGCGTTCAACCTCAACGACCCGCACTCCTTCTGGAGCGCGAAGCAGGGCACCTGGACCCAGACGGACTTCGGCACCGCGGGTGGCCTCGGCGGCAAAGGCGCAGCTCTCCCTCAGCTTGATCGCTGGATCACGAACGTCAACGCCACCGGTACCGGCCTCTACCGGTATATGGAATGCACCAAGACGAAGATCACCATCTCAGTTTATCCGATCGCGTTCCAACCGTTACAGAACCTGGTCCCCACGTCTGCAAACATGCGGGCGCCTATCCAAGGCGTCACGCGTATGATCTTCCGCAAGACTACCCAAGCAGACGACATCCCGTTCGGTGTCAAACCGTCACTCACGCTTAATGCTGACCAGTCTTCTCGCTGCCCGTTCACGACCTCAGGCGATATCTATCCCAACGTCAACGGCGGCACCCCAAAGGGTTGCACTCAAACCCTCAAGTATTCCTTCAAGAATCTCAACCGCGGCACCGCCCGCGCTACCATGAACCACAGCTACCTTAACGCGGCTCCGACCGAGAAAGACCATGCTTACATGATGCTGTTACCCACCAATCGCAACTGGAACGAAGGCGGTCTGGTGTCCCCCATCAATATGTGTGGCAAATTCCGCGTCGTCATCAAGGTCGAGGCCACACTCAAGCTCTCTGAGCCCAACACACACACCTTCGAAGGTGAAGGCTTTGCCCAAACCACAACCGAAGTTGTCCAGTCGTAATCCCGAGGCGCTGACCGGGAGCGAGCGAAGCGATAGCGACTACCGTGTCATAAGCCGGTACAATCTAACGAGCAATCGCTCCCAATTTATTATTAAATACTTTTACGCCTTTCGATTTTCTCGAAATCTATTTTTAGACTCTTTTTCGGAAAAAACTCTTTAGGGGCTTTCCACAGCCCCGCCCCGTCCACAAAGTGATTGTGCGTAGTACTCCATTCGTAGAACACATCCTTGGACATAACGCCGGGAGGCGGACGCGTATTCATGAAGCAGACCATCTGCGGAGGATGAATCGTCTGTTCTTTCGCATGATAACGTTCGTCGTGAAGAAACCCTTGCTTAATACTTTCAAGGCCGCGCGCCAGCGCAAACCAATGCTTAGGCGAGGTCGCCCGTGGAACGTCCACCGTGATGATACCTTCCCACGCCTCGTCCACCATCCCGCACAGGTACCGCATCATATCGTTACCATCCTGCATCGTGCTCGGGATATTGACCACATCCTTTCTGGTGGACTTTAGCCAACCTTTGAACCAGGACTTCCCTGTGTTCCCATCGTCACAGATGAAAATGATGTTCCGATCGTTTCGCTCGACCACCCATTTGTCCAAAACGGCCATCAGGCGCGTTTGCCAGACTTTGGGCGTAGGGTCGCGGAACCGTGGCTGAATAAACCCGGTCATATCTTTGTCTGTCCAGGGTCCACGCACGCGAGTGCCTTCCTTGATCTGATAGAATGCATTCCCCTGGTTGCACTTCACCGTAGGTTCGAAATCGTACGAATCTCCATCTACACGGAGTTTGTTCACGATTCGATCCATCATAGCAGCCTTAGTCGTATTCGTCTTGCTCGATAAGCGACATTGCAGATGATACTTCCGTGTCTTCTTGCCTAGTTCTATCTGGAACGCCCACTTCTTGCACCAATTGCGGAAAAGTTTCTTGATTTTTCCCTCATCCCATTGGATCTGATCTTGATCTTTTGGAGTCAGTCGAAAGTCAAAAACAAACATGTTGAAAATGTTTATGCGAGGTTTGCGAGGTCTGTGCAAGGTTCTCTTTAGGGATAT